CATTAATAGAAAAAGAAATTCCAAAAATTATTAAAGGGTGGGAATGGAAAAACAAATTAAACAAAACATAATATGAAAAAAAAACAAATAGAATTTAGAGATCCTGTAGTTGAAAGAGTAGTTGACAAATTTATATCACGTTCAGATGTAGGTTTTAAAAAGTACGGCGTTACAATGGACCAAGACACGTTATCAAAAAAAGAATGGCTTAATCATTTACAAGAGGAATTGATGGATGCTATATTATATATACAAAAATCAAAAGAAACTTTATGAGTAGTTTTGAAAAAAAGTATAAAAAATTATTGTTACAGTGTTTAAGGGAAGGTGATGACTGCATTAACAGGACGGGGGTAAATACATTTAAACTATTTAATAAATCATTAAATATTAATTTAAATAAAGGTTTCCCAATTGTTACAGGTAAAAAAATATTTTTTGATAAAGCTTTAGCAGAGTTTAGATGGATGTTTGAGGGCAGAACAGATATTGCCTATTTAAATAAACACAACGTGAAGTGGTGGAATGATTACACTAATACGGGTGATTTAGGTAAAGTTTATGGCCATCAAATAAGAAACTATAATGATAACATAGATCAAATAGAATATGCTACTAAAGAGATTAAAAACAATTCTCGCCGTGCTGTAATAAATTTGTGGAATGCAAGCGACCTGCAAGAACAAGCGCTGCCCTGCTGCTTTACTCAATTCAATTTTGTAAGAGTAAATAATAAATTAAATATGAGTATGAACTTTCGCAGCTCTGATTTATTTTTGGGTTTGCCTTATGATATAATTGTTGGCTCATTATTTTTAATTACTATGGCAGAACAAACAAATCTTTCGCCAAATTATTTAGGTATTAATTTAATAGATGCACATATATATAAACCGCATATAGAACAAACATTACAATATTGTAAAAACAAAATATATAAACTACCTGTTTTACAAGGTAAATACGAAAGCTATAGTTTATTAAATTACAATTGTAATAATTATATTAAAGCAGATTTAATAAAATAATGTATTATATATATCACATAGAGGGAATTAAAATTGGTTGCACTACCGATCTTAAAGAAAGGGTAGAAAAAAAACAGGGGTATACAAATTACGATATATTATATACAACAAACAATATACACGAAGCATCAAAAAAAGAATTAGAGTTACAAACTAAATACAAATACAAACAAGATAAAAAACCATATAAAGAAATAATTATGAATATTAAAAACAAATTTTACATAACAGACAAAACAGTTACATTAAACAACACATTCGATAAAGATTTAACAGGCTTCGAATTCCCTGACTATATTACTTATGAGGATAAAAAAATATATTTTACAAAAGACTTAATTGCCTGGATGAAAAATAATAATATCAAATCACAAAATGATAATAAAAGGTATGTATATAGAAACCCCTTTGAAAAAGCGTCCGACAATAAGCCTAAGACAATTTTTGACAACATAAGAAACTGGGCAAAAGTTAGAGATATATATAAAAAAGGTAATTCACACACACAATATGTAAAACTGCAAGAAGAATGCGGCGAGTTAGCTAAAGCTATATTAAAGAAAGATAAGCCAGAAATTGTAGATGCAATAGGAGATATTGTGGTTGTCTTAACAAACTTGGCACACTTTGAAGATTGCACAATTGAAGAATGTATTGAATCAGCTTATAAAGTTATAAGTGAACGCAAGGGTAAAATGATAAATGGTACATTTGTGAAAGATTAAAATAAATAATTTATATTTAATCGTTATATAGTAAAGATTGATTAATCAATAATATTTCAATTATGGATAAACGTAAACAAAATGGAGGAGCTAGACAAGGTTCAGGCCGCCCTAAAAAAGCCGACGAGGTTAAGCTAATAGAAAGGTTAGATAATATAATTGATAACGATGAGGTTATCAAAACACTTGGCCAACAAATATTAAAAGGTGATTCAAGAGCAATGTCTTTATATTTTGGTTATAGATACGGCAAACCAAAAGAATCAGTCGATATAACTTCATCAAAAGGTTTTAACATAAACTTCAAAGAGCTTATTAAATTTAAGTGATAGAGATAAATAAAAAGTATTCACCAATAACATCTTCTGATTCTCGTTACTTTATTGTAACAGGAGGGAGAGGTTCAGGTAAATCTTTTTCAGTTAATTTATTATTAGTATTACTTACGTATGAAGCAGGCCATACAATTTTATTTACAAGGTTTACTTTAGCTTCTGCTTATATTTCGATTATACCTGAATTTATTGACAAGATTGAAACTTTAAATATTGAAGACGACTTTCATATTACAAAGGATGAAATTATAAATAAACGCTCAGGGAGCAAAATATTATTTAAAGGAATCAAAACCTCATCAGGCGATCAAACAGCTAATTTAAAATCTTTAACTAATGTGAGTACGTGGGTTATGGATGAGGCCGAAGAATTAGTTGATGAAAGTATATTTGATAAAATAGATTTGTCGGTTAGAAATTTAAAACAACAAAACAGAGTTATACTTATTTTAAATCCAGTTACAAAAGAGCATTGGATATATTCAAGATTTTTTGAAGACAAAGCAATAATGGGGGGGACAAATACAACTAAAGATAATATAACTTATATACACACAACTTATTTAGACAACATAGATAATTTATCTGAAAGTTATTTAAATCAAATTGAAACTATTAAAAGCAGACGACCGGATAAATACAAACATCAAATGCTCGGGGGTTGGTTAGCAAAAGCTGAAGGTGTTATATTTAGCAATTGGACAATTGGCAAATTTAAAAAAGTAGGCGTTTCAGTGTTTGGTCAGGATTATGGATTTGCATCAGACGAATCAACGTTAGTTGAAACTAATATTGATAATCGAAATCGTATTATATATTTAAAAGAATGTTTTTATTTAAAAGGATTAACAACTACTCAAATAGCGGAACTTAACTTAAAGCATGCTCACAAGGATTTAATAGTTGGGGATAGTGCAGAACCTCGTCTATTGTCAGAGATAAAAGCTAAAGGCTGTAATATTGTAAAAGCAATTAAAGGGCAAGGGTCAATTACTTATGGCATTTCATTATTACAAGATTATGATTTAATAGTTGAGGAGAATAGTATTAACTTAATTAAAGAATTGAATAATTATAGCTGGCTCGAAAAGAAATCAAAGACTCCTCAAGATCGTTTCAATCATTTAATTGATGCTATTCGCTATTCAGTATCTTACCAATTACAAAACCCAAACAGGGGCACTTATTATATTTCTTAAAATAAGTTACAAAATATTTTGTTAATTAAATAAAAAGTATTATATTTACATATAACATTAAAACAAACACTATGAAAAATTTAAATAACAGAGAATTAGGAATTGTGCTAAGAGGATTGAGCAGTTTAAAAACTTATGAAGAATCAAGCTCGTTTAAACCATCACACGATGAGGTATTTAATTTAATGAGTAAATTAAACAAATCACAAACAATTAAAATTAAATAAAATGATGCAAGCAAAAACACAAAAATTATTAGGAAAGCTTTTATTACTTCCTGAATATGAGCGCAAACAAATTATGTCTTGTTTAATAGCCTCAATGCTTTCAGAGGTAAGTCATAACAAAGCAAAAGAAACTTATAACAATATTATTAAAGAGTTACAATATGACTGCTGAAGATAATATACATCAAATTAATTATCTTAATGAATCATTATTAGTAGGCGAAATATTAAAGGACTGGAATAAAAACAAACCGGAAAATGAAGGTTTAAATATTATTATAAAAGCTTATGCTAAAATGACAATGTATGTTGCTCGATTAAATAATGATATAATGGCAAAAGATATGTTAATCAGCAAATATCGATATGAAAAGAATAAAGCTTTATACGAGCTAAAAGAATTAAAAGACAAATACGAACACTTAAAAAATCTAGAATTATGAATTATGATGATTGGTTAGTACACCAGGAACACGAGTTTAGAGGCTGGAATACCCCGGATTATGAATGTATGCATTGTGAAAAACCTATTGATAAAAAAGGATATTGCAGTGATAATTGTTTTGAGGCAGATATGCTTTAATAATTTTTTTTGTTTAGATAGTCGAGGGTGGTAGAAATACTGCCCTTTTTTTATTATTTTAGTATATTATAAAAACACAAATTAAAAACGTTATATATATATGAAAGTTAACATTACAATACCTACTTCTTTAAGTGATATTACATTAAGACAATATAAAAGATTTTTAAAATTGGATCTTGAAGCTTTACAAGGTAAATTTTTAAATGCAAAAATGATTGAGATTTTTTGTAAAATTAAACTCGAACAAGTAATGTTATTAAAGTTAAAAGACTCAAACGAGATTATTGATATTATTAATAAAATGTTTGATAGCAAACCAGATCTTGTTAAAAGTTTTAAAATTAATGAAGTTGAATATGGATTTCACCCTCAGCTAGATGATTTAAGTTTAGGGGAATATATTGATTTAGATAATTTTATAGGTGACTGGGATAATATGGAAAAAGCAATGAATGTTTTATACCGCCCAATTACTGCGCGTTTAAAAGACAAATATTTAATTGATGAGTATAAACTTAATGAAAGTGAATTGTTATTAAATATGCCGATGGACGCAGCAATGTCAGCAATTTTTTTTTTGTGGAATTTAGGTCTCGACTTGTCGAAAATTATGACGAGTTGTTTGGACAATCAACAGGAGGAGGTCTTGACGGAATATCTCAGTTCGGAAAAAAATGGAGTTGGTATCAATCAATTTATGCTCTCGCTCAAGGAGACATTACAAGATTTAAAAATATCACTGAATTAAATTTTCACGAATGTTTTTTAATGTTATCATTTATGAAAGACAAAAGTGAGTTAGAAGCAAAACAAATTAAAAAAAAATTTAAATGAGCAATCAAGGTATAAGAGGGTTTTATCAATTAACAGAAGCTATTAAAGAACAGCTGCTTGAAGATAAAAATATAAACACTGTAACAACAGGGGATATAACAGATGTTAATTTAAACAAGCAAGACATATTTCCTTTGGGCCATATTATTATTAATAGTGTAATTGATGAAGAACAGGTACTAAGATTTAATATTTCAGTTCTTGCGACCGATATGGTTAACCGATCAAAAGACGCAACTATTGACAGGTTTACCGGAAATAATAATGTACAAGATATTTTAAATACTCAGTTAGCTGTTTTAAATAGATTAACGCAGAGGCTAAGAAAAGGGGATTTATATACAAATATGTATCAATTACAGGGGTCTCCCTCGATGGAACCTTTTTACGATAGATTTGAAAATGAATTAGCCGGTTGGACTGTGACTATGGAGGTTTTAATATATAATGATATTAACATCTGCTAATGGAATATATTAATTTTAAAAGATCGGTTCAAATATTTGCTGACGTTGTAATTGAAGAGGCCCGTAAAAATTTAGGCAAAAATGATAATCAAGATGGTAAATTAGCAAATTCTTTATCATCTAAAATTATAACAACTGATTCTGCTTTTATTGTTAAATTTTTTATGGAAAATTATGGCGTGTTTCAAGATCAGGGGGTCAGAGGCGTTGATTCTTATTATGCTGATCAAGTAACAGCAAGCTCCCCTTTTAGCTATAAAAGTAAAGGGGGCAAGTTTGGTTTAAAAGGTATGCCACCACCAAAAGCCTTTGATAAATGGACTGTGAGAAAAGGTTTAGCGCCAAGAGATAAATTAGGAAGATTTCTACCAAGAAAAACATTAGATTTTTTAATAGCCCGAAGCATATTTAAAAAAGGTATACGAGCAACGAGCTTTTTTAGTAAACCATTAAAA